TAGATCGCGTATACCGGTCGGGGATGTACGTGGTTTCCCACATGGTCAGACAGGCGGTGCGTTGCCCCTCAAACCAGCCTTTCACCATGTCCGGTGGGATCGCATAGATCGCAGCTTCAGACCGCAAATCAAACGACACGTGTTTCGCTAATGCGTCACGGATACAGCCGACCATACGCCCGTAGCCGACGTGCGGGATGTCAACCCCGTCTAGATGGTACGAGTTCACACGTGGCCGGACTCGACTTGGAATTCGGTTTTCGCGCGAGCCTCAACATACGCCGACCCGTCAATCTTTTTCGGTTGTAAGCCGTCCTTACGTAACCGCTTGTACGCGTCCATGTCTTTATCCCAACGGCGTTCAGTCTCATTGATCTGATGGGCGTGACTGCGGCGGGTGGGCATCGCATCGGACGACACAGCGATATGGCTGATCTTGCAACCGAAACAGCCTTCAACATCTAGGTTCGGATGGGTTTCTCGATGTTTCACGAAATGTAACTCCCGTAGCCGGCGGCGGTCAGAGCTGATGCTTCGTCGTCGGTGATGTCGTACGAATGACCACCATAATAGGCGATTGTGACCGTATCCCAATCTGACGGATCGTTCTCCGTATAGGAACCGTCGGACAGTTTGAATACGTTACGACCACGTGGTAGCGACTGGTAGTGGCGTAGCAGATTGTAGGCGCGACGCACCGACGGACTGTTCGGCAGGTTCACATCAAAGTCGGACAACGCATGGAAGTTGTCGGTCGGGGGAACAAATGTGGGCATCAGGTCACCGTATATCCTGCCGCTACCAGATCGGCTTTTTCTGCTTCTGAAACGAAATGCTGATGACCGCCATAATAAACCTTGTCAACCAATGTCGGATCAAGAGGATCGGTGTTGGTGTAGGTGCCGTCGTTGAGACGGAACACGTTTCGCGCCCGGTTGCCTCGCGCCAGTTTGGACAAGAACCACGAATCCGCAGATGGTTCACGCCGATCAGCCCACGCAAACTGGTCATCTGCCGGCGGTCGGAAAATCAGACTCTTAGACCACACAGCCAACTCCGAACCCAACCCGGAACCGGTTGCCGTGTTCGACAACAATTTGCCGCCAGTAGCCAACTCCGAACCCACACCGGAACCAGCAGCGTCAACCAGCACCACCCGAACACCCGACGCCACACCAGTACCGGCACCGCTACCAGAAGCCTCTCTAAGCCTCGTAACAAGCCCTGTGGCGGCCTGCGAACCTTGCCCGCTACCTGATGCCTGCCGATCATTAGTTTTGCCACCAGAAGCCGATTCCGTGCCAGTACCCGAACCGGTCGCCGTACGCAACACCGTACGCAACCCAGCACCCGATCCTGTGCCGGCACCCGAACCCGTAGCGGTACGAACCACCACACGCAAACCAGACGCAGACTCAGAACCCTGCCCAGAACCAGAACCGGTTGTCTGATGCGTAACAGTCCCCGGAACAATATTCGGGATAGCTGATTCTGAACCTTGCCCAGAACCAGACGCAGTTCGAGCAACCGTCTTACTACCAACAGCCGACTCCGAACCCTGCCCGGAACCAGAAGCCGTAACCGAAACGGTCGCAAACCCAACATAAAACCGTGGGCCACCAGCAAACGCGAAAGTAAAATCTGTGAGCTGATCTAACCGGGAATCAGGCACCCCGGCCCCCTATCAATCGAGGGAAAGCGTCAAAGACGTAATCTGGAAAGTGTCGCCCGCAGTCACCGACGACGACGAAGCCAACGCGCCCGTCCACAAACAGTTACCCGCAGTCGAATTATCCCACAACGACCAATGCGAATACGTTTCCGTCGTACTCACGTTCGTCCACGAAACCGTCGCAGACGAAACAATCGACCCAGATGAAGCCGCCGAAAACGAAACCTGCTGACGAGAAGTATTCGTCGCAGCGTTTGACGTGCCAGCCTCACCGGGATCGCCAGTATGCAACTTCAAATACACCGCAGAAGGGGCAGTCCACGACGCAGTACCCGTCGTGTGATCCAGAATCTTCAATTCGGCGTAGTTTGAAATGCTCATTTCAATCCTTCATTGGCGAAAGGTCGGGGCAGGACACATTGTATCCCACCCCGACCCTTCAGATCGGCGTTGCTCAGGCGAGCGACGAAGCCGACTCGATGCGGCGCAGCGACGCCTCACGGAACCGCGAGTAGCCACCAAGCCAGTACCAGCCGATGGGCTGGAGACGAGCCAACGTGTCGGTCACGGGGCCACGAACGATCTTCGGCACAGAGCCGTTACCGTCGGTGATCGAGTGAGCCTTAGCCAAAGCCTGACGGCCCATGATGTGGGTGCAGTACACCTCGATGGTGCCGGTCGAACCGGAACCGTTCGAAGCGTTCTCAAACACCTTCGCACGGGGAGTCTCGATGAAACGGACACCTTCGAAGGCACCGATCTCACCGTTGTAAATCTCCATCGTGTCCTGATACACGTGCGGGTCACGCCACGACGCGGCACCGGTCTCACGACGAAGGTCGTAGGACACGTCCGGGTGGATGAAGCCCATGTACAGGCCGTTGAACGAAGCGGCGTTTGCCTTACGCAACTGGGCGGTGACCTTGCGAACGTCGTTCGCTTCGATCACGTCAGCAGCGGTGACGCTGGTACGTCCGGTCGGGGTGGTGGTTCCACCGCCGCCGTAGATCACGTTGGTTCCACCGGCAAGAACGTCACGGACGATCTGATCGATGGAGTCACCAGCGTTGTATCCAACAACGTTGGCGGCAACGGTGTCCACGTCGAGGAACGAGGTGCCACGAAGCTTAGCGGTCGTGATGACAGCGTTACCGTACTCAGCGAGAGTGACGGTGACCTGCGAATCCGACAACGCGACAGCGGTGACATCGGTCGTTTCCGACAGGGTGCTGGTGGCAGCCGACAGATCGTTGAAGATCGTGAAGGTGACACCCGAACCCGGCATGGACTGGGCGGTGGGCTGGACATCGGCAGCCTGATCGAACAGGAGTTCGCTGCGGAGTGCGAAGTACGCAATCCGGTCAAATGCGACCTGATCGACAGACACCGAACTGGTTTCTGTGTATGCCATTTGGGGGTTTCCTTAGGGTGAGTCCCCCAACCTTGCGGTTAGAGGGAAGCTTGGGCTTGACGCATTTCGGCCAACAGCGACTCAACCTCAGAAGGCGACTTCGCCTTATTGATTCGAGTCACCCAATCCACAGGGGCTTCCCCGGCAGTATTCCCAGAAGCGGCTTGCGTGGTTCGATCCCACGCCTTCGCTTCGGAAGCCACCTGAGCAGCCTTCTGATCTTGGATGATTTGAGCTTCGATTGCTGCCTGCCTGATCGCATCCGGTGTCAGTTCTCCGTCGTAGCCCTTCATAAAGTATTTGGCGACCGGAAGGTTCGGATCAACTCCGGCTTCCACAAACGCCAACTTTCGGGCGGCGGCAGAGGCTTCCTCAGCCTTTGCTTTCAGCGCAGCATTTTCAGCTTCCAGTTGCTTCATCCTCTCGCGAAGAGGGTTACGCCCAGAGTCCTGACTTTCATCGAAGTCCATGCTGTCGTCCATATGTACACTCCTTTGCCCAAGTCACCCACGGAGGCATGGGAGACCGCTGCTTGCTCCCCTTGCGGGGGTTCCTGCCTATTGGCATCGAGTTGAGTATACCAGAATAGTTGTGGGATGCAACTATTGAAGTCCGGTGACCGTTCCACCTTGTCCAGCGAACCTGCCGCCAGCCTCGAACGCGGCTTGCCGTTCACGTTGGCGTTGACGGATGCGTTGCTGTGCGGCAGCTGACTGGCCGAAGATGCCGGCGATCTGTTCCTCAACACCGATGGTGGCTTCGGTGGTTCCGGCTAGCGGATTGAACAGTTCTTGGCTTTGAGCAATGGTCTGGAAACCTTGCTGTGCTTGCTCTTGGGTGACGCCAGCGGTAGCGAGCTGTTCGGCTTGACCCATTGTAATTTCTTGACCGGCCTGCAACTTGGCTTGTCCGGCGATTTGTGCGGAGCGAGCCTGCCGTAGCAGGTAGGGGGTGGTGCGTTCGGGGTCTAGGAAGTAGGCGGCCAGTTCGCCGTCTTGTAGTCCGTACAGTCGACGCATCTGAGTTACAACTTCCGGGTTGGCTTGC